TAAACATCAACCAGGAACCGTACATTCTTTTTTGTGTAGCGACTGTAAACGTCGTGGTAACAAACAAGAATATGATGCGATTCATGGCTCATGTTTACCAATGCAAATGCAGAAAAGACCCGATTTAATTCCGGATGATTATGAATGGGAATACCAAGATGGTGATCCTAAATATCGAGAAGAACTTGATAAGATGTGGTCTGAAATATATATTGATAAGTTTTTGTCTTATGGACGAACACCTATCATTTTATTGGAAGACCCTGAAACTGGAATCTATGGTTCAATCCGTAGTCCCCAGCAACAAGTATTCTCGACATTTAAGTTCGCAGCATTTTGGTGTACTATATTCGTAGTTATCCATGGAATTAAGCGAGTCTTTTCAAATGACAAAAAACAACCTGAGGAGATTTGTTTCGCCCAATCAGGAAGACCAAGTGAGGTCAGAGGAAATGGAAGACAGCCTCGCTCTTACAACAAACACACCAATGACGATGAAGCTCATGGCCAAGGAGGAAATCAACTATTATTTTATATTGATGGTGTAGCTCTTAACGCCATTCCAATTAAAGGTAGGACTTTTATGACCTATTCTCATGCTTTTCTGCAAGAGGATGGGGCTATGTTTCCAAATGGAACAAGTCTTAAAATTAAATGGAATGGAGTTACAGAGTCGACATTATTAAATTATGATAATATGTTGAGAGCCTGTGATGGTGATGACTTGGTATTTTATACACATACGTGTATGAAGTTACCTCAATTCCCTGATCAAGTTAAGAAGTTCTGGACAATTGAAGAAATGGAGGGATTTACTTCTACTCAAGCGTTAATTCATATTGACGGTGTACCGTGTTATGCGAATGCACACTTGCGTAGAAATAAGTCTTATAAGTACTTAAAGAATCTTTATCTCTTGAACGAATGCTTAATGTATAAGTTCCCAACAAAGAGAGGAGATTGTGGAGTACCCATTACTTCAGTTGGACAGAACTTCCCAAACAAGATTATGGGAATGCACGTCGCTGGAGGTAGCGATGGCAGAGACAGCTATGGTTTAGCAATCGTAGTCACCAAAGAAGATGTTCTTGCCGCTTTAGCCCCTATGAAATTTGATGAACCTGAATGCATTTTCGAAGGAAATGGACCTTTCTCATTAGAAGGCCCCAATCTTAGAAGTGTAACTCTTCCCTTGGGAGACCAAGTAACAATTTCACGTAGGAGTGCTATTAGCAAGAGTATCATCAGTGATGACTTGATGACTAAACCACAGAAACATATGCCAATACTATCACCGTTTGATGTAAGAGCAGAGGGTAGAGATCCTCTGATGGAAATGCTAGTTGACACGCTCTCAGTGGAAGCCCCAGTAGTTGATAAAGGCTTAGTAGAGACAGTAAAATCGTCCTGTCTCATCCATCTTAAACAAAAACTAAGATGGCCACTCGGAAAAAGACGTTTGACTTTTGAAGAAGCGCTGCAAGGAGTACCAGGAATTCTTGCATCTATGAGAGTCAAAACATCGGCCGGTTACCCGTTAATCAAACTGGCCAAAAAGCGCGGAAAGAGAGATTATTTTTATTTCGGACCCAATGGCGAACTCTTTTATGAGCAATTCTTTAGAGATATGGTTGAAAAATACGTTATTCAACTGGAAGAAGAAGGAATCGATGAACGTCGATTCATTGCATATCTTAAAGATGAACTTGTAACAAAGACGAAAATTGAACAGAAGAGAGCACGAATTATATATTGTGGAGACTTGGTGTCAAATGTAGCTTATAGGATCCTTTTTGGACACTTATTAGCTGCATTTAACAACTCGTATCTAACAACATCTTCTGCCGTAGGACTAAATCAATATAGTTTTGACATGCATTGTATGTTTGACTATTTAATTGATGTAGGAATGAATTTCGTAGCTGGTGACTTTAAGAATTTTGATAAACGTGTGCAACCCCAAATACAGGATGC